AAGTGCGGTATCAAACTGGCTGTCTATTGCATACCTGTTCTGACTGTCAAAAAGCGTATACGGCTGGACAGTGACGAGCCTACCAAAAGCATCTAGCGAACTCGATGGGAAGGTTATTGGTGTTGCCACTGACTCGTCCTCTCCGCCACGGGATTCAAACCACGACACGGCAGACAGTGTATTCTCGCTAGTAACTGGCGTGTAAGTAGAATTAAGTTGAAAAATAATCTGCTCAAGCGACCGCACCAGTTGGTTGAATTGCTCTGGGTTGTATTCGCCTGTCGCCGCGTTAGGTAATCGGACATTCTGTATCTTGCTCATCGTAGGCCATCAGGTTGAATGTCCACGCGCATTGTGCCATAGCGCCACGACGTATCCACTTCATCACTGGTAATTTTTAATTGAATCTGCCGACCACGCGCTCTGGTATCAACCTTCTGCGTGGTAGGCGTAATGACATAGGGATCAAGCGAACTTGAGGTGGCACTGGCCTGTGGGTAGGCACGCAGGTAAAGGTGTACCGTCAGGTCTCCGTTCTGGTCCTTGAAGTCAGGAATAAATCGCTTCATGTACATCATCTGATCACCGTCACCGATGTCAAAATAGCCGGAGGTGATGAAGGCGGTCATAGGATCGCCATTGGCGTTCTTGCCAAACTCCTGTTGATAGACCATCGTTCTGCCTGCGGTCAGGCCGTAAATCGTATCTATGGTATTTGCGGTACTGGTTCTAAGGTACGCAGTAGCCATCGGATAATCGTAGGCCCCTACATCCTGCCATGCGGTGCGAGACAGGGTCCCAATTGCCCATACATTCTCCAGATAGTTGTAGGTGACACAACGATCCACATAATTACTGCCTGCGCTACAGTAGAACCATGTAATTTCGTTAAACTGACTATTCAAGGAAGCGGCAATCTTGTACGACTGCACGAGGTTGATATCCTCAAAGACATAATCTTGGACAGTGGATGGCAGTTTCTTCACTGTACCATCGAACACATAAAACGCTTCCTTGCCCATCCAAAAGGCCACACCATTCACATCAATTGCGGCGTGGGGGCCACTACATCCGCAGTTTGCGCCAAGCTGGTTAAACCCGAAAGTATAGGGAGGACCAATAAACTGCATGCCATGTAACGAAGTATCAGTGAGTATCAGTATCTGACCTCGAGATCGCAACGCACTAACAATCAGATTACCGTCCGAAAGACGTTGTCCACCCGCAGTGTTAGTGGCACTTTCCGCCCATGTATTTACGTCTTCTTGGTTTGAGAAACGCACAAACATTGGGTCTTGTGTGGCGGCATCACCTATTGTGGTCTCCGTGCCAAGAAGGACAAGGTGCCTATCTGGGGTTGATATGATAGCGTACTTACTGGAAGTTGGAGCGTTTGCAAGAACTGTTGCACGATTACTGGTGCCTGCACTTAAATCCCAGTAATAGGTTGCGCCATCGGTGTATTGACAAATTAGGTCTTCGCCAAATATGTCAAACTGCCAGATTCTTGCGGACAGTGCTACGCCTGCTCCGGCTGTTCTTGGAGTTCCCCACGTCTCGAGACCCCATGCACCTACACCCCACCCAAAATCAAAATAACTAATGTCAGAACCGACATTAATTTGGTACGCGCCAACTACTGCGCCTCCACCATTTCCTGTATCAGAACCATCGGCACTTACCGGAGCAGTTATAGTGTAACTATTGGCATCAACAATTGAGGTAATTTCGTATTCACTGTTAAGGACATCTGCGGTTATCTGACCGCCCAGAGAAACTGCCCCTGAAAAAGTAACAAAGTCACCCTCGATAGCGCCGTGAGCAGTATCAGAAACTGTAATTGTTGTGGACCCAGAAGAGGCTGAAAATGTCACATCACCGGCGGCGGTTGTTTCACGAACAGGAGTAATGTCAACAAAGGCACCACCTGTTTCAACATACAGCTTTCGGTCTGTCCCAACCGCCATATAGGGGGTGCCATTGAGTGACGTCCAAGAAAATATATCGCTGGCAAACCCAACCAGATATTCACCGTTATACTCCTGCCAACCGCCTATCTTTTCAGGCAGGCCATAGCGAAAACGGACGTTATCGCCGTCCGTCCAGCCGCCCTCAGCGCCATACTCGGTGTTCTGTTTGTCAATGCCCGGTTTGAGGGCCAGTCGGAAAAAGGACATGTTTAGGCACCCAGATATTTACCCGTGACAAGCATATCGGTCAATTCTACTGCACGCTGGCCCACTTGGGTACTCCAGCGCGAGTCCATGAACTCAGCGCGTGCGGTCTCCCAATCGCTGTTTTCCATACCTGCCAGCGCCTTCTCAAACTTAAGCAGGCGTGTAAGGCCCAGATTAAAGCACAGCGAAATCATCACGTCCTGACGCACTGGGTCCAGCTTCTCGTACCAGTCAAACGTCTTTAGCTCCTCAATGCAACGCTTTAAGTCGTTAGCCAAGAGATAGTCCACCTCATCGTCAGACAGCCCCAATGATCCCTCTGCGATACACCTGCCGACTCCGATGGTCTCGAGGCCCTCTGAATCAAGATAAACATGGTTGCGGACCCCTTCGTGCCTGCGCAACATCTCAATTAATCTGTCAGCCATCAGCCCTGACCCCTGTACCGCTTGTGGTTGCGCTTCTGAGCCTTGCTCATGGTGCTCCTTTTGAACGCGCCGCGACCGATAGACGTGCCCTTGACGCCCTTGCCTTCCTGAAGAAGTTCAAAATTATTAGTCTGCTTTGCCATTGTCTGAAGATGAAGCCCCAAAATAGAAGCTAATAACGGCGGACACCAGCCCACCCATGTAACCTAGCACCAAATTAATGAGTTCCATGCTATTTTGTTCTGGCGGCATGATGGTGATCATGGCGATATAAGCGCAGAAAAACAGAACCATAATCAGACCAATAGATTTAGCCGTCCAGTCACGGGCAAAGTGCTTACGGGCGTCCTGCTTGTCCTTGCTTTCCAGCTTGAAAAGATCAACGTCGAGTTCCTTCATCTTGGCTTCAAACTTCAATTCGGCCTTCTTGATCTCCGCAAGCTGTTCGGGGGTTACCGTCTCAAACGCTGTCTCGATGGCCTGTGGGGTCGGTTCACAACCCAGTACCCCTGCCAAGACTTGACCCGCCATGCCGCCCAGAGGGCCTCCCATAGCCGTACCGATGGTGGGCGCAATACCCCCTATCAGTCCTTTTAACTTGTCAAATTTCATAGGATAGCCAGTACAAGCATAGCCAGTGCGATGCCGCTAACAGCCATACCTATTTGTTCAACGGTGGCACCCTGCATATAACTCCAGCAATACTCACCTATCTTCTTGAATATAATCATATTTTTACCCTACCCGCCAAATTTCTCGACGACAAATAGCAATAAAATAAAGGGGTAAACCCCCCAGACTAGTTTTTCTAACTTGTCGAACTTCTCACTGCCAGCGGATAACCGCTCTTCAATGGATTTATAGCGCAAAGCGCATTCATGTTCGTGCAGATTTAGTCGATTGAGGGCTTCCGCAACATCCTGTTGTACCGTTCTTTTTGGGGTTTTTACGGCTTTAGGGGGCACCTTTTTCTTTGCAGTAGCCATCATACTTCCTATAAATAAAAATGTTGGTCGGCACTCGCCGCATTCACAAAAGTAGCCATAAATACAAGGACGCCCGTGGCAATCCCAATACCGACAAGAATTATAACAAAATCAATCATGTCGCTTCTACGCTTGGCGATTGTCCTAGCCGCTTCGTACCGCCTTTGCCGGATAATCCTGCGTTGGCGCTCAAAATCCTTAAAAGTCTCGCCATTACCACTGTAGATGAACAATTCTCTCAAAGCCTTGTACTTCATGTCCATCTCGCGTTTTCGGAGGGCCAGTTCCATTGCTTCCTCCTCGACGCTTTTCCCGGCTAAAAACTTAACTGTAACCGACGTTTCTTGGTTTTTTATCCTTGCTTCGTTTATTGTCTCATTCGCGTCAAAAAATTTCGATAGGGCGCCAGCCATTTCGTGCAGTTCCTTGCCACGATCTACACCAGCTTTGATGGCGTTGAAGGCCGCATTTGCTACGGACAACGCGGCGGCTACCTCTATCATTTCTAACTACTCGCATAAAAACTAAAATGTGACCCAACCAGTTGTGTTGTCGGCTTGATACGCGTCTTCATCCCATACAGCATTGCCATCCGGCTTGGGCAGGGGTGCTTCCCAGATAAAATTTGTAGAGTTATATGTCCAGCTTTCGTAAGGCCTCTGGTCTGGGCCTTCGGGAAGGGCGTTGTTCGGGAACCCAGCCTGTGCCGGGACATCACGCAGTGCAGTACGGTAGCTTGCCATGATGCCCTTGTCGTAGTCTATGAGAGGAGAGTCCGGCATCATGGCCCAGTCAGTCTCAGCCAGCCGTGCGTTACGCTGTGCGCGAACCTGTGATTTCTTGTTAGCCAAGTCATTGGCTATGGCCCCAGCACTGCGGTCTATGACGCTGAAGGTCTGGTAGTAGGAACCACTGCGCTCCTCAACAGCACCCTCAATGACAGTCTGGGTGTCAGCATCATAGGAAGGACGTGCATCCTCCAGCAGTTTAGCCATGTTCAGGCCAGCCAGAGCCGCATCACTAAGAGGCAACGCAAAGCTGGTGTTCGGGTTAGCGTTGCGTATCTGCCTTTCGCTAATTATGGTTGAGTTGGTGATATCGTAGTATCTCATTGTTCAATACCTTTAGCCTGTTTTAAAACGGCGCGTTTCTTGTTCCGACTATACGGGCTGTATAACATTTTTTTGTTTCGTTCTGAGTGAGTTATTCAAAAAGTTACGGGCTGACAGGCCAGATAATGTTTTCAGGCCAGCCCGCAGTTGCTGGTAAATCACGCAACGATTGCCGATATGTTTCCCATGCTGATTTAGACTCATCAGATAATTTTGCATCCGGTAACATAGTCCAATCGCAATTTAATAAAAGGAAGTTGCGATAATTTCTTAAATTGTTCTCTATTTCTTCTTGAGAAGGTGTAGGCTGGTTAGATATGAAAACACCATTTTCATATTGATCGCCAACACTAACATAAAAATCGTCATCCGTAGCCTCGATTAATCCTTCACAAAAGTTTATATCATCAACCTCTATGATGTTAGCTACTACGTTATTTTCAATTTTGAATGCTTTCATAATTATGAACCGTATTCGTAAACAATTACTATACCGCCTTTGCCAGCGGCACCGGCGCCATAATAGCCACTACCGCCGCCACCAGAGCCGTAAGCCTTTCCAGCAGCACCATTACTATTTGATGTTGTGCTGTAGTATGTATTGCCGCCTCTACCGCCACCACCAAAGTAAGAAGCGCCACCACTGCAACTACCAGAACCTGCTCCCCCATCACCATAAATAGCACCTGTCCCTGTTTGTCCATCTCCCCCATTAAGGTTTATATCGCCGCCAGTTCCTGCGCCACCAGCGCCGCCGAGAGTGCTTGAGTTTTGCCCAGCACTACCATTAGCTCCACCCGTAGCTGAAAGGTGGCTACCAAAAGATGATGTACCACCCTGTCCACCTACGGTGACTGTTTCGCTAGATATTGCACTGACATCAATCCACTTTTCTGAATAACCACCAGCGCCACCGCCGCACCCTACCCAGCCAGCGCCCGGCGATCCACTTCCATAATTACTACCAGCGCCACCGCCGCCGCATAACTTAACTAATACATAAGAACAACCCGCTGGCTTTGTCCATGTTCCACTTGATGTATACGTTGTTATCTGTTGCAAAACTATAGAACTGTTACTGTTAATTTGCGTCTGTATATTAGAAGTAACACCGTCACAATAATTTAATTCTGTAGCAGTAGCAGTAAGTCCTGAAGCTATGTTTGCAAAATCTCTAACCTTAGTCATTGTCTGTTACCTTGCGTTTGCGTATTTGAAGGGGTTTTCTGCGAATGCTATCAGGTAATAACCCCCACTTGAATTTACTTGGGTGTTAGTGCTTCTAACTTTAATCCCATTTGAAAGAATATCTATAAAGTCATTTGCTGTGGATTCTGCCTGACCTAACTGTGAAATAAGCCAAGTATGGTCTGCAACATTATAGGTGTCTCTTTCTACATCAAGCAAAAGCCAGTTTGTAGAGTTTAAATTAGCACTTTTTATTAACACCCATTTGGGAAGGAACCCACAATAAATAAACGGCCCATCTGTAGAAGCATTAGATGTATATTTTGTGATTTTGCTAAAGTTCTCTTTTTCCGCAAAGCACATAGCCTGATATGCAATCCCACTAGCATTTATTTCGTACAGTGTAGTAACAGGTATTGTTGACGTTGTAGGTTGTGCGTTCATGTAATTTGTGTATCTGGCGCTAGCTGTTCCATCGGTATAACTTAAATACAGCATAGATGTTGGGTCTGAACTTAACCAAGTTAAATGCCCAGAGTCAGCAGAAGGTAGCCTCTTATAGTCAATGAAATCAGGTACAACTCCAAGACCATGCCCTATAGTTCCTGCGGTTCCTGTTCCTGTCCATTCAATAATAGAAATACCTGTGTCGGTATTCGCTGAAACATTTGATGTAATACTTCCGTCAGTGTTGCTTACTTCAGTTCCACCTTTCCACGCACAAGAAAAATAACTATTTCCATTGGCATTTACATTTGAACTGCTACCTAATGTAAACCCTGTAGAAGTAAAAGAAGTTAAACTTTCGGTATCAGTTACTTCATAGTTACCGCCATCTACATTGACATACTTGGTTGGGCCTCTAGTTACCGTAAACATTGGGCCTTGAGTTGACGAACTTCTATCTTTTATCCACACCATGTCAGGCTGGAAGTTGTAATCTGATATAGTCTTGCCCCCACTACCGATAGCTGTGCCGTTGCCTGTGTAGAGTACAACATCAAAGACTTCATCAGTTTTAGTGGTAGAGTTAGGCCCGATTGTGGGTTCTGGGAGGTTGGCTGTGGATAGAGCTTCAAAACCTGTGGGCGGTGTGTAAGCAAAAGAGGACTGACCAAAGTTACTAGTTGTTTGAGAATTGTAATAATTTGTATTAGACATATAGTAAATGGAACTTGTTAGACCTGTAACGGTTCCCTGAAGTGTTCCATTTTTATAAAACTTTATCTCTAAATTATCTACATCTAACGCCACACCTATCACATCATTAGTTGTAAATGTAGCGTAAGTAGCAACACTGCTTCCTTCTTTGTGGACAGCACCAGTTCTAAAATAACCAACACCGCCACCGCTAGAATCGCCTGTGTATTTACCATTAGAGGGTTGTTGTATAATTCTGGCTACACCAACACAAGGATATGATGCGGCTGAAGAAATAGCATTTATTTTTTCTTCCCAGTACCACTTACCTGAAGTAACAGCTATTGTTGAATAGTCAACACTATCTTCTATACTGTTGTTTCCGAAACTAACTAAATTCCCATCTGACAATGTGGTTCTTACAGAAGAAGCCAAAGAATTCAACGTAGCAAAGTTATTAGTAGGCGTATCAATCATCTGGTCTGAACTTGTCAGCCCTGAAGATGTGAAATTGTTACCGTTGCCTGATACGTCTGTGCCGAGTGCGGCAGAGTTGGAGAAGTCTAAGTAGAAGCCGTTATTACCGAAAGACAGTCCACTGGGGTTTTTGGGAACCCAGACACCGTTTTTAAGTTCCCCCAAATCTGTTGGGGAAGCGGCCGTTCCGTCAAGAACAACAACTTCTGCCATGTAGCCATCAAATGATTGAACAGTTGACCCACCGCTTATACCGATATTAGTTGCGCCTGATGTGCTTAACCATTCTACAAGCTGTTGGTTTAAGGAGGCATTAACCTGCTCGTCAAAATCTGTTAATCGCACACCATTTATGTAAAGCCTATGTCTGTCTGCTGCTGTGGCGTTGGTTGAGTCCCATACCCTCATAAAATGAAACCAGCCACCATAGTCTCTATACACAGATGTTGTTCTAAGAGTAGGTTGAGTGGAGGTCATTCCTGTTGACCTAATCTGGTCTGCTCTCCAGCCATTAGTATTAGTCGGCTCAACAAATGACAGCGCCTCCCAGTTCCCGCCTGTACCTAAAAGAAAATTTACATTGTAGCCATTTCCTTTTCCGGTAAGTTTTACCCAAACGCTATCTGTGCAGGTAGTTCTGCTGGTAGGTGTAGTTGAAAAAGTTTTTGCCAGATAAGCGTTATCAGCATTATTAAACCTACAAGAGTAATCTATCGTATACGGATAGAAATCACCACCACCAACACCAGCGGCGGCTTGTTGCATTAACTTGGTGAAGTTACTCATTATGCGAGCGCCTGTCCCGAAGTAAATCCATACCAAGTTGTTCCACCGTCAACGGTAGAGAACACAAACCAATCTACAGCACTT